TGTCGTCGATCAGCTCGGTCGGGATGACGACGGCCAGGCCCCACAGGACCCGGCCGATCGTGAGCCACGAGACGTCGCCGGCGTCGGCGTCGGCGGCCAGCGCCGCCACCTGGTGCGGGTACGGCGTGATCTTCCCGACGTAGAGGCCGAGGGCGACCGGGTCGCCGGCCGGGGCCGGCACGGCCGCCAGCGCCCGCTCGATGCCGGCGACGAGGTCCCGGCACGGGACGGCGTCGTCCTGGATCACGAGATGGTGCGTGGCGTCCGGGTCGTAGGCGAGAAGCGACCGGCGGCCGGTGTCCCACCGGTCGTTGTGCCGGTCCCAGACGACCTCGGCCGGCCGGTCGAGGGCCTCGACCAGCTCGCCGACGAACGCCTCCCGCTTCCGGTGCGCCATCACGGCCACCGACACTCTCGGTTCACTGGCCAAGGTCGACCTCGAGGGTCAGGAAGTCGCCGTCCGCCAGGCCGAGAGCGTCCCGGAGCTTGACCGGGGCGACGACCTCGAGCGAGTCCGGGCCATGGCCACGGCCGGCCGGGTCCATGGCGTGGCACGGGACGCCAGTGGCGGACGCCGGCCAGAACCAGTAGGGCCGAGACCGACCACGGACCAGGCCCGGCCAGTTCACGACCGGGGGGCCGAGGTCGACAGGGCGCTCGAGGCGCAGGTTCAGGGAGCCGGGGAACGGCTGGTAGCCGAGCTGGCGGTAGAGGCCCCGGCCGTGGAGGGTCGGGGTCAGCTTCCGGGAGCACGTCCCGGACCCGCCGAACACGGTGCCGGTGAGCTTGACGGAGCCGCCCGGCGACGGCGGTACGGCGTACATGGGCCGCATGTAGGTGAGCCCGTCCCGGCCGATCCGCTCGAACTGGCCGACCAGCTCGCCGACCGAGGCGACCGCCTCATGGATCTCGGCCAGCTCCCGGCGGGCGAGGGCGTAGCGCATCCACGTCTCGGACGGGTCCGGGACCTCGATGATCGCGACCCGCCGGCACCGGCGGATCACGTCGAGGGCCTCACGCCAGTCCGGCATGTGGTGGAGCACCGACAGGGCCAGGACGACGTCGTACCGGGCCATCTTGCGCAGGTGGCCGGCGGTGACCCGGCGACGTTCGACCCGGACCCGCCCGGCCCGGCCGGAGACGACGGCTGGTAGGTCGGGGTGGTCGTCGACCGCCGTCACGTGGCAGCCGAAGTCGTCGGCGAGCCGGGCGGTAAACCAGCCAGCGTTCGCCCCGAGGTCGAGAACCGTGAACGGCCCGACCAGGCGGCCGAGGATCGTGGCGATCGGCTCGTACCGGTCGACGCACAGGCGCTCGCCGGCCGAGGTCGCCGTCGGCTGGTAGCTCATTGCGGCACGCCTCCATGTCGCTTGTCCCGGCTGTTCGCCCACCGGTGCCAGCCGAACGAGCCCGTCAGATCGACGGGCCGGCCCCGGTCGCGGTCCCGGTTGGACTGGGGGCCGAACGCCCGCTCGGGGAGCAGCGTCAGGCTCGGCCAGTCGCCGGACGCCTGGGTCCTCGAGAGGTTGCACGGCCCGGAGGCGACCGCCGTCGGCCGGTGGGAGAAGACCTCGATGGACTCCTCGACGCCGGCCATGGCCGCCCCGATGAACGGGTGGCCAGGCTCCGCACCGATCACAGAGTCGGTGAGGAGCCGTTGGCCCTTCCATCGGTTCGGCGACCAGCAGGCGAACGCCTCCAGGCTGAGCAACTCGTCGAACGGGCGGAGGGGTTCGACGTCACAGTCGACGTAGATCCCGCCGTAGATCCACAGGAATTCCAACCTGAGCAGGCCGGAGCGGAACCGCTTCCAGTCCCTCGGACACACATCCATCGCCCGGTCGTACAGGCGCCGATTCTGTAGGAGCTGTAGCGGGAGGTCCGCCGAGGATCGCCACTCGCGGACCTCCCACTCAGGGTGCAGCTCCCGGAGACGCTCCCCGTAGCCGGCGAACTCGGCCGGCATGGGGTCGTCTAGCCAGATTCGGTGGATGATCCGAGGGATCACGGATCAGGTACCCGACGTGCGGATCTTGACGAACCGGCGCGAGTCGGTCCCGGTCTCGTCCTCGTAGACGGCGGCGGCGCCGGCGAAGGTCGAGAAGAGGGACTGGTCGGTGGCCGTGTTGGGGTTGTACTGGCGCACGTGGCGCATGCCGATGCCCTGCACGGTCGACGTCGCCGAGTCGGCGGCGCCGGCGGGCCGGACGGGCGTCCGGTTGGCGAACGCGAACCCGGACCGGTGGTAGGCCACGGCCTCGCCGGCGTCCAGGCCCGGCGACTCCACGAAGGTGAACCCGTAGAGCTGGCCGATCACGGACCGGCGCAGCGCCGAATCCGACCCGGAGGCGTCGACCCGGACGAACTTGTCGACCGAGAGCAGGAACGTGGCGACCTCGGGCGACACGGCGAAGAACCGGTCCATCGGGGGCACGTTCGCCCGGCCGAGGTCCTCACGGGCGGTGAGGATGACCTCCTCGATGTCGGACCCGTCCGAGTCGACGGTGTAGTCGGCCGGCAGGTTGTTCATCACCGAAGCCACCGTGTCCTCCGCACCGGTGGCGACGGCCTCGGTCTGAGGCTGGATCACCTGTCGGGCGAAGTTCTCGATGTTGAGGCTGAGGTCCTGGTCGGTCAGGTTGGCCAGGTCGTAGATGTGCGAGAGCTGCACATCGACGGGGACCTCCATCAGGGGGTCCGGGGTCAAGCTGGCGCCCGGGGACGACTGGGTCCGGGCGGCCCGGGGCTGGCGGACACGCACGGTGATGGTGTCGCCGTTGTGGCCGGCGAACTCATCGCCGGGGATCGTGGTGACGGTTCGGGGCAGCACGAGCTGGCGCACCAGCAGGGCGACGGCCACTCGGCTGATCCCCTTGGAATTCAGGAACGCCATGAGCGTTACCTCCTCGGGTTGAAAGGTGGACAGCCACGGCGTTCCTCAGCCGTGGCCATGGTCACAGGGGTTGCTCGAGGACCTTCTTCGCGATGGCGTCGGCGTCGAAATCGTCGGCGGAGTCCGGGCCGGCCGCCCCGGGGCGGAGGGTGTCCATCGGGACGCCCAGGCCGCCGGGCTTGTCGCCGCCCTTGCCTTCGCCGCCCTTGCCTTCGCCGGTCTCGTTGGGCTTGTCGCCCTGCTTCCCCTGGCCGGTGTTGCCGGCGTCGCCCATGTCGGGCTTCTTGATGCCGAACGCCTCGACGATGTCGTCGGCGTCGGCTTCCAGCTCCTCACGGGTGTTGCCCTTGAGGCGCTTCGCCTGGGCAGCGGAAAGGCCCCGCTCCCGGGCGATCTCGGCCACCATCGCCTTGCGGCGCTCCTCGACGAGGTCGTTTCGGAGCTGGTCGACGGTCGCCCTCAGCTTCTCCATGTCGGAGTGGTCAACCCCCTCGGCCTGGCCCTGGATCTTGTCCAGCTCGGCCTTGCTCTGCTTCGCCCGGGCCTCCCACTGGCGGGACAGGGCCTTCCACTTGTCGACCTCGGCTTGGAGGTCGGCGGTGTTGGGGGCGTCGCCCGTGTCGGGCGTGGTCACTTCGTCAGGCATCCGGCCTGATCTCCTTCCCGTGTCGGGTTGTCGAGGCCGCCGGCCATGTCGGACGGCGGCCGGGGATCATCCGGCGACAATCGGGTCGTCTTGCCGGATGCGACCTTCGATGGCCCGGCGGAACGCATTGACGGCGTCCCGGCCGTGTAGGCCGGCGGTCGCCTGGCGCCAGAGGGTTTGGAACTCCTCTGAGCGAGGCGGGAGGGCCGAGTCCCGGTCGAACACCGGCTCGACCCCGCATCCGCAGTTGTCGTGGAACGACTCGCCGATCTGGCGAGCGCCTCGAGGCCGGCCGGACCGGCCCACAATCTCTGTGGCGGATCGCTCGGACAGGTAGACCGCCCCTCTCGAGGCGAGCATGGCGCAGAAGGCGCAGGGGTTGCCGTCGGTGACCCTCTGCCAGCCGATGGCGACCGGGTCCGACTGGACGGCCTCCCGGATCGTCCGGCGGCCGCCGTCGAGGGTGAGCCTCGAGGCGCTACCGGCGACCCGCACGAACCCGTTTCTGGCGGCCTGCGGAGTGCTGTCGCCACGGCGGCGGGCGTCCGAGATGCCGGACAGGCCGGCGGCCCGGAGCGCCTCGGCGATGGCGTCGAGGTCGAGGCCCTCACCGATGACGAGGGCGAGCGCCCCTCGGGCGCCCTCGGCGGCCCTGAACGCCCGGTAGTAGTCGGCGGCCAGGCTGGCAGACTGGCGGTTGCCGTTCTCGACGAGGGCGGCGGCCGCCTGGGCGAAAGGGTTGATGGTGGCGGACAGGTTCAGCGGATCGACGGCCCGCCAGAGGCGAAGCAGGTTGCGGAGGACCCTGGCCCGGACGGCGAGCTGGTCGTTCCGATGGCGTTCGGTGAGCCGGGCGCCCTCACGGGTCCTGGCCATCGCTCGCCTCCGGGGCGGCCTGGCGGTCGAGGGTGCGGGCGAGCTGGTCGACCGGGTCGACCTCGGCGTCGGCCGCCGCCTCCCAACGTTCGACCTCGTCCAACGGGATGCCCGGGACCCGCTTCCACAGCTCCCGGGGCGGGACGCCGAGCTTCTCGACCAGCATCCCGAGCGCCTGGGCGGCGTCCGGCAGGCTCCGGACCCTGGTGTCCCGCCAGGTGACGGCGGCTGAGGGGTCCGGGGTGACACCCATGTACTCGCCGGCCAGGTTGAGGACCTGTTCGTGGGCCTCGCCGATCACGGCGCGATTCTCGTCGATGGCTGACTGCTGGCTCGCCTTGGCGGCCTCGAGGGCCGAGGCCGACAGGTTGATCATCTCGCCCATCAACTCATGGGCGGGCGTCTGGCTCACGGTGGCCAGGTGGCGGAGGCTCGCCTCCCGGGACTCGATGTAGCCTCGCAGGTCGGTCTGCTGGCTCTCCCAGATCTGGATCTCGGACGGGGCGTCCTCGAACGTCCAGAGCCTCGAGGCGCCGGCCTTGAGCTTCTCGGCCTCGGTCTCGGCGAGCCATCCGATGATCGCCCGCTGGCGGAACGCCCCGAAGTGCTGGGCGACCATGAGGCCGAACGTCGTCACGTTGATCTGATCCTGCAACGGGATGAACGGTTCGACCACACCCCGGACCGGGTCGTCGAGGTCGTCCGTGTCCCGGAAGCGGACTACCGGGCAGACGGCCTGGCCGTCGTACTTGGCGCCGTGTTCCATCGGAGCGCCGGCGGCCTCGAGCGAGGCGGCGTCGCCACCCTTGAACGGGTACACGGCGGTCTCGTCGATCAGGTGCCAGACGCCGTTCCGGCGCTTCCACAGGACGGCGAACGGCCAGTCGTCGTCTTCGGCGTAGGCGGCCGTCAGCTCTCGAGGACTGGCGCCCCGGATGATGGGGATGCGCTCCTCAGCCCGGGTCCGGCCCGGCGTGACGATGACGTAGCTGGCCCCGAAGGACAGGGCGGCCCGGTGAACGCCGATCTGGCGGGCGTCGAACCGGTTGCGTTGCCACGCCTCCCACTGGCCGAGGTTGTCGCCCGACGTCGGCGTCTGGAAACCATCGACGTACATGTGTTGGACACGGGCCGACACGATGTACTTGAGGATGTTCACCCGGGCGATCCGGGCGAGACGCTTGACGTCCGGCGGGGCGTCGTTGGGGAGGCCGCCCAAGTACCGGTTGTCATCTGGGTCGTCCCGAAGGTACTCGTGGATCTTGTCGAGGCGGCTCTTCTCGGATTCCCGGATCTCGAACAGGCGGCGTGCGAGGTCGTGCGCAGCGTTGCGGCTCAGCGCCATACGGCGGACCTCCTAGAGGAAGGTGGCCCGGCCGGTCTTGCGCCGGCGCTTGGGCCTCCGGTCAACCCCGTGGAGGGCGAGCGTGGCCGCCACGAGGGGTGAGATGTTCACGGCGGCATCCCGGCGATGCCACGCCCAGGCGTCGGCCAGGTTGCGCTTGCGGGCGCCGCCGATGGCGGCGTTCAGCTCGGGCTGGCCGAGATGGCGGAGCTGGCCCTCGACGACGGCGTCGTAGAACTCGCCGCACGCCTGCGCCATCTCCCGGGCGGCCACAAGGGCCGGTTCGATCTTCTCTTTCGACAGGCCCGTGATGAGCGAGCCGGCGGGGCCGGCCGGGTCGAGAAGCCACGCCTGCGGCTTCCATCGCTGATCCAGCTCGAGGACCCGCTTGACGACCCAGGCGGTACCGCCGCACTGGCCGCCGTTGCGGTCGTGGAATCGGCAGCACGGGACGATCTCGACGTGCTTCCGGCCGTCCGGGCGGACGCCGGCGACGGCGATCGATGCGGTCTTGCGGTCGGGCGTGACGTCGATCCCGAAGGCGACCGGGTCGCCCGGCTGAGACGAAGGGTCCTCGAGGCCGGCCCAGGCGTCCGGATCGATCACGGAGGCGCCGGCGCCGCCGCCCCAGATCCCGGCCCGCTCCCGGCCGAAGGTCTCGTCGTCCATGGCCGCCCTCTCGTCGGCGACCGTCTCCCACGACAGCCGGATACCGAGCGCCGGGTGCGCCGCCGCGATCACGTCCGGGTCGTCGAGGTCGACACCCGGCTCGTTCGACCACTCGAGCCAGCAGAGCCGGTCATCCTTGCCCTCGAGGCCGGCGATCCGGGTCCGCAGGAACACGTCCCCGTTGTTCGACGGGGCCGGCGGCGTGCCGACCATGGTCACCTGAGGGTCGCCGGACGGGGCGGCCGAGATGGTGGGTAGCAGGGCGGCCAAGGCGTCGTCGGTCAACTCCTGGGCCTCGTCCATCACGAGGTCGTCGACCGTGAACCCTCGGCCCGAATTGCGAGACCGGGCGATGAACTCGCACGACCCGCCGTTGGCCAGGATGATCGCCTCCTGACCGTTCGTGCGGCGGATCTCCTTCACGAGCGCCGCCAGCTCCGGGAACTGGCGCTCGTTCTCGAAGAAGCCGGCGAGGCGGATGAACGCCTTCCGGCACGTCTTGACCTCGTGCGCCGTGTGCAGGATGCGCCGGCGGAGGCCGACCATCTTGTACAGCTCGGCGATCTCGAGGATGCCGTTCTTCCCATTTTGGCGGGCCACGGCCAGGCCGTTCCTCGAGGCCGCCCACTTTCCATCGGCCCGGCGGCCGAGCCAGGCCCGGAGGACGAGGTCCTGCCACTCGTCGGGCGTCAGGCCGTAGGAGCTGGCCAGGAAGGCGGCGTCCTCGGCGTCGTTAGTGACCGCTTCCGGTATCAGCGCCAGGGTTGGCGTTTGCTTGCCGACCCTGGCGACGTCTCTCAAGCTCGTCAAGCGGGGTCGCCTCCGTCGTCGGTGCGGTCGCCTCGATGGCGGACATCAGTGCCCGCAGCTCCCGGGCCGTGGAGGCGTTCGGCTCCTCGTCGATGGCGTCAGCGAGCTTCCTGGCCGTGGCCGTCCGCCAGTCCTCGGCCATACCGGTCAACGCCCGGTCGACTTGCCGACGAACAGGGCCGGCGCCAGCACCGCTTCCGGTCCCGTGCGACGGGCAGGAACCCGCAGGCCGCCGGCATGGCCGGCCCGAGGTCGTGGGGGCGCCACACATCTCGGCCATCGATCCTCCCGGCGTCGTGTCGGCCGGCGGTGAGCCGGCGATAGGCCCGGCGAACGGTGCGGGCGAGGATGGCGAGCGAAACCAGGCAGTGCCAAACCAGAAACCAGGTTTCGCCCGGCCAGAGAAACCGGGGAACCCAGAGGGCCGCCCAGGTGATCCAGAGGACGTCGATGCGGCGACGAGATGGCAAGGCGGGGGCCTCCTGACCAGCGTGAAGTCCCGGATGTACCCCGGAGGGGTATGAGCCGCT